GTTATATTCTTTATTAGTTTGAGTGTTATATAATTTAACAATTGTTTTTCCTCTATACTTAGGAACTTGTTTACCATCAATGGTAGTGTATCCTAAAAATTCTCCCTTTTCTTCGAATGTCATTATGTTCTATCCTGTTCTAATACACTAACAAAAACATTAGCAGATGTCACGGTCGTTTGAAAATGTAAAGCATCTGATTCTTCTAAAACTAAAAGAGTACTTTGATCTCCTTCAAGGAATTCTTTTGTAGTAGCGGCAGCTACTGAAGTTATACCCCTATAAATATAGGCTGCAGTTGACTCATTATCATATACTTTTAAAATCCAATTAGCTGGATTAGTAGCATGAACATTATATGCAGAAATAGATTTAACCAAGGCTACATTTGCTTCCGGGCATGTATAAACAGTAGTGATACTTGTTGTTGCTACGGGTACTATATTAATTTTATATTTATTAGCCATTTCTTCTTTTCCTTTTTATACCTTAACTTGTAAATAAAGTAAAGGCTTCCATTTCATCCTTTAACTGTTGTTGATAAGTAGTGTTTAATTTCTGTACAATATTAACTACATTATTAGATAAACCCTGGAGATTTATTTGATCAAATTCTGGTCCTTGAATCTCAGTTATAACTTCTACTATCTTTGCCATTACCTTCTGCCTCCTGCTTGTATGTCTAATCTAAAAGTTCCCATTCTCCAGCTTTGACCAGTGCTTATATTTCCTACTTTTATAGCAATCTGTCGTGCTCTTTTCCTTGTCCAGATTTGAGTAGTGGATGTAGTACTATTATAAGAAGTAGAAACAGCAGTGCTTGTTGGAAATGCTTTAGAGTTTAAATACACTTTAGCATCACCAGTTTGTTCTCCAAAGTCAGGGATCACTCTACTAATTCTCATCATGAATTCTCCTTGGCCCTCTAGTCCTTCTTGTCTACTAATGTCATAATCTCCTGATTCTACAAAACCTTGTACAGCTGTCGTAGCTCCAGTCGCTTTTACTTCATCTGTTCCTATATTGTGTTGCCAGAAATAACTTGCTCCATTTGTAACTCCTCCCACAGTTGGAACTGTAGGGGCCACTCCTGTTTCATACTCCGTTGCATAAGGATTAGAGTATACTCCTTGCTGTACCCATGTAGTTCTATCTAAAGAAGAAGTATACCAAATAGGTCTTTCCGGAGTTGATTCTAAATAGTTATAAGTAACAGATCGATCTACATAACTCGATCCACTACTACAATAAAACCATGTGACTTCTCCAAATATATTATCCACCGCCGCATGAACTTGCTGATTGGCATTAGTATTAATATCATTAAAGACATAATCTTCTACCAAACATAACATACTTTGAACACGACCTCCTGCGAATCTAAAGAAACCATTAGGTCCCATCCAGTATGCTATACCATCGATTTCAACTGATGCATGTTGACTAGAAATACCACAGTTAGTTCCAACTTGATCAAATCCAAAAGTAAACGGAGGACCAATAAATCTCATGGTGTACATAGCAGTATCAGACCAAATATATAAAGCAGTCCTTCCTGTCATACACGCCATTAGTTTAGAACCATCTGGTAGTTTTTGACTTCCAGCTGTGTTGGTAGCAGTGGGAGTATAAGTATTAATGTCTTCTTGGTCAGAAAATCTTACAAACATATCACTAATACTATTAGCAGTTCCTATTATTAATTCAGTTCCTATAAACACTAAGTGTCTATCTGGTGTTGATACCATCATATCTCTAGAAGCAGTGGGAGCTCCGCTTACTACCGTGGCTCTAACTGATAGATTAGCGAATGAAGGTTCCCATTCAAATACTTTTTTATTATGAACTAAAGCTAAAAGTTTTTCTCCAAAATTAACGAGACGCCATTGACCTGGTTCAATAATAACGTGAGAAGAAGAACTTGCACTCCCCCATCCAACAAAGTTGGTAGCGTCATAAACTGTGGATCCTGCACCATGGGCTGATCTTGTACTTCCGCTTGCTTGTCTAGTAATTCCTGTAATGGTATTGGTACCTGTATTATTACCAGTATATGTAATAAGTTCATTCCCTATCTGAACGGTTCCAGTAGAAGGAAAAGCAGTTGTTGCTGTCAATGTAATTTGTGTAGAGGGTGAGCCACCTGTACCATAAGCATCGTCGGCTAAGGTTCCTACTAAAGTTGTAAGAGTAGGTGGAACGGTTCTACCACCGAATGTATTAGTTCCCCATCCATAACCATAACCCTGTGTAACTGGACCAATCACATAATAAAATTCTACGTCTACGCTTCCTCCTGTAGCCGCAGAGCCTGAACCGGAAGCTGTAATAGTAAATGTGGTATCAGAAGGAGTAGTAATAATTTCAAATAATTTACCTTCAAAATCAGCGTCCGTTAACCCTGTACCACCTGGTAAAGTAACACTCTCTAGTAATATAATATCACCTACCGATGCTCCGTGGGTCGTGGCTGTTGTAATAACAACCGAAGTTGTTCCATCAAAAGTAAAGGTAGCTGAAGCTTGAGTACGGGTTAAGTCTAGAGGAGTGATGTCATAGAAGGCACCTTCAAAATAAATATATAAGAGTTTGTTTGTACCAATAGCCGCGTACCTATTGCCATCATTATCCACCCATACGTGCTGGTCTCGGCCTGCGCCTACTAAAGTGTCACTTCCCAGCTGTTGCCAGCCTCCTATTTTTTCTGGATAGCCATAACGAAACCTAGAATAATCGGAATTAACCCATTTTCCTTCGGCTCCTGTATCTGAGGACTGTTTATCTAAGCCCGGTTGTAATGTAATCTTGTGAAGCATATAACTCTCCTAGAGTAAAATATACTACATTTATATTATAATCAATTAGATTTAAAGCCTTTATAAAAGGCTGGAAGTCCTAAGAATGGACGTGTATCAAACTTGTTTGCTTTAGCGGTTTTCTTTTTAGCATCATTATAGTGCAGGAAAACTTGTCCACAGTCTTTACCTTTAAATTCTTCTCGCCAATGTTCAAGATCACATCCAGAATAGAGTAACATATCTCCTGGTTCTAAGTCTACTTGGACACCTGCTTGACCTTTTTTACCTGTTGGATCTAGATAAATAGGCCATGAATCTCCTCCTAAATGTAAGGTAGTAGAAACTTCACATGAGTATCTATCCTTATGTCGATGAAGAACGTCTCCTGTTTTATAAATTCTGGCATAAGAATAAGTTTCATTTAACTTATAACCTGTTTCTTTTTCCATCTTTGTTTTTAAAGTTTCTAATAATGTTTCCATTGCTGTATCTGAATAATGAGCATAAGTATTAGGAATCTGTTTATCATTCCATACTCCCCAGTATTCTGTAAAGGGTGAGATATACTTTGTATCAAATAAAAATCGAGCTACTTTTCTTTTCTTTAAAAAATAAGAGTAGACAAATGAAGCCAGTTCTTTTGGGATTGCTCCTCTTAATACTTTGTATTTATTTTTTTTAAAGTTCATAGTTTATATTTAAAGTTGATCTATATAATTTATTTGTACAAGTTGTGCTTTTATGTTCTTTTGATCCATCAAAAATAACACATTTATTTTTTTCAGATTTTATTTTTTTAAAAGGTTTTTTAAAAATAGTAAACCCATTATTTTCATTAACATAAAAAAGCGCTGTCGTATGAGGTTCGTTAGCACTAGAATCTGTATGGTAATTATGCTCAATTATTTTATGTGTTTGAGTATATAGATTTAATTTAACTCTTAATAAATTTTTTATCTGTAGCTTTTCAATAAACTCTGGCATTATGCTTTCATAAAACTGACTGTTTATTTTATTAAAAGAATATAGAAGATGGGTAAAGTAAACCTTCTTATCCTTTTTTGTTGTTATACCATCCTGAAAATACCAAGGAAAATTTTCGTTTGTTATTAAAGAATTTATTTTTTTCAAAAGATTTGAAGAAACAAAATTATTTTTTATCTTGAACATTTAATACTCCTTTCGGTATTGCTTGGCAGTTCCAATGTATAAACCTAAAAGGTTCATAGCCCATATCAACTGCATACATATGAGGCATATATGATGGAAAGAATATCATCCTTCCAGGTTTTACATTATAATTAACTTGATGACTAGCATAAGTTATTTTAGTTATATCTTTTTGAGGTAGAAGATTCATTAGGTTCCCTGCTCTGGGGTCTTCAAATACTGGTCTTGATGTTTTCTCGCTCGCTTTTAAAAAATAAAAACCAGATATATGTCCATTCCAATGAGTGTGTAATGTATGATGACCTCCTCCTTTTTTAGCAAATTCCTGTACCCACATTTCTGTAGTAAATAATTGATAATTCGTCATATCAAAACCCATCTCCATTAAAAGATTATGGGCCGTGGCTCCTATATAATTTTGTAAGGGTAAAAAATTAGGGTCACCAATTAAAGTGTTGGAATGAAATACGTGTCCCATATCTCCTCGATCCCCGAACTCTTTATTTCTTTTAGCTATGTCTTTTTTTAAATTTTTCTTCGATGTTTTAATATAAGGATCCGATGCTGTGTTTAAATCATCAACGAACCGTGGCACATCTGCAAACCATACAGGACATTTAAAATAATCCTCTCTGCTTAATTGTGTTGGAAATGCTTCAGCACTTCCGCAAGATATCTTATCTAATTCTTTTTTACTTTTTTTCTTTTTCATTTATATGGCCATCCTAAACTCCACATGACTAAACTATGTCTGGTTCCTTTTTTAACTGGACATACTCTATGCCACACGAATCCAGGAAATACAACCAAAGATCCTTTAGGTAATATTTCTTTACATTTCTTTATATTTGGTTTTTTATCTGGATCTAAATTTCTAAAATCAAATTCTAGTTCCCCACCTTTATAATCTTTAGGATCAGATAAAGTGAGTGTTACAGACAGTTTTCTAATCTTGCCATTCGAAGGATCACCTTGCTGTCTTTGATAGGGTCGATCCCAACCATCACAATGCCAATCATAATACTGTCCTTTCTTATATTGTGTAAATTGACAATTTTCTGACCAATCCCATTGAAAATTCCAACCAGCACTAACATTAGCTTGATGAACATAAGGTTGAATTTCTTTATAAATCCAACGCTCGTTTAACCAAACAATGTCTGAATCTCTTTTCTTTTTTAAATCCTTAATTTGTTTTTGATTTAATTTTTTAGGATCTCCGTAGCCACCAGTGCGTGCCATTTCGTCTTGAATAGATTTTGAATATTTAACAATTTCATCACAGATTCTAGCAGGGATTGCTGATTGAAAAAACCAATAATAATTCATTAAATTCATATGTCTTTATACATATGTTTTATCTTAATTTGAAGGGAGAGTAAAGAGAATTGATCTAGATCAATTATGAAACAGTTAAAGTTCCACTAACAGTAAAGGTAGCAATTTTTTGTCCACCCGGAGCAGTAGATGTTGCATTAGTACATGGAGTCACTACAAATGTTCTAGCACTTGGACCTCTTACAATTACTATTCCTGGTCCACCATTTCCACCACTTCCGCCATTTCCACCACCGCCTCCACCACCACCAGTATTAGCTGATGCACTTCCACCAGTTCCTCCACTACTTCCACCTGATGCACCACCTCCAGATCCGCCTGCTGCTCCACCTCCGGCCGGTGATCCACCAGCTCCTCCTCCGCCAGCTCTTGCCGTTGGTGTTTCATTGATTGAAGAAGTAGCTCCACCTCCACCTGTACTGTTTCCAGGTGCTGGGCCATACTGTGCTGAGTTTCCACCTGCTGCTAAAGCTCCTCCTCCACCACCATTTATTCTGTTTGGTGCACTATCATTGGCAGAATATCCTCCTG